GGTTGTTGTCGGATTTGTAGGAGGTCTGCTTGGACTGATGCTCGGAGCGGGAATGTTTTTTCTCGGCGCGATGTTCGGATTCGATTTGAAGAAAAACGCGGAGGTTCAGAATGCAGAACACTGATAATCAGAAACGGAAGATCAAAATCCAGGCGATGCTGGTGGCTCATCCGAAAAAATATCTCAATTGGCACGGGAAACATCCGTCCATTGAAGACACAGGAAAAGGCGACACACTATGCTACGAGACATGGGGCGGTCGTCTATTCTTTTCGGATCCCGGCGCCGTCAAGGAGGAAACGCAGAAATTCGTCGACGATTACAAGGAAAACTGCAAGCGATCAGAGGAGGATCCGGCAGGGATATTCTTCGATGTTACGAATTTTAATGACCTGTATTCACTGTATGGAATTCTGCCGACACATCTTGGAGACGCCTGGGGGTATAACAGTTCTGTTGACTATGCACAGGACATTGATTTTACAATCACCCTTGTAAAGCCCGGAGAGAACGAAATTGCGGATCTCTTCGGAAGAGAAGTGCTCATCATCGAACCGAGCAATGATGAATCCTATCCAAACTATTATTACAAAGAACTGTGATCAAAGGAGGTTTGATATTTTATGGCAAAGAAACTTGATTTCGGTAATATGAAATTTCTTGGCGGCATCGAGAACTTTCTCAAGGAAAATGCGTCAACATTCTCGATGGTTGGCGGAATCGTATGCATCGCAGGAGCCATTTACGCGGCTTTTAAGGCGTCTGACGAGGTTTCTACGACAAACAAAAGTTATGTCGAGAATAAGCAGCAAATCGAAACAGAGGCCATTTCTGAGGACGAGAAGGCCGTTAAATTGAAGGATCTGAAGACCAATCGTAACGTGAAGCTTATTCTGGCTTATAAGTATGTGCTCCTGCTGGGCGGAAGTGCGATCGGTCTGACTCTGCTGACTCAGTATCTGAATGGGATCACGATAACCGGTCTCACAGCACTTGCGATCAGTAAGGAAAACGAGATTAAGGCGATGCTGAAAAACGGCAAGGAAATGATCGGCGAAGAAAAGTTCAAAGAGATCGAGGATAAGAGTCTCGAGGATATTATCTCGGAAAAGTTCTTCGGCGACAGTAATGCCAGGAGAGTTTCGCCGAGAGACGGGCATCTTGTCATCGATACGGACTCGGCGACGATATTTCAGATTGACGAAGACGATCTGAGAGGCGTTCTAGAACGAGCGGAAGACTACTGTAATCGGAATCACGGATTAAGTCAGGCGAAGTTTTTCGAAATGCTGGGATTCGTGGAATCGCCGACGAATGCCAGAGAAAAATGGTGGGGCCCGAATCGTCCGTTTAAAGCGCATGTTTCGAACCGGACATATCTGGGCGCACAGATCCCGTCAATTGAGTATTCCTTTACAGCAGGCACAGCATGGTCAGCAGGAATCCCTGGAGCAAAGAGACCTTTCTGATGATATTTTCGTGTAATGTGAAAAGGAGAATCGTATTATATGAGCTTTATTAATATGAGTCTTTCGAAGCTGGAAGCCTTTGGGAAAGGGCTTCTGGCTTTTGGCAGTAAGAACAAAACAGCGATTATGACTGGCAGCGGAATTGCTCTTGGCTGGGTCGGTGTGTATCTGTTCTGGAAGGAAAGCCGTGATGCCGATAAAGTCATCGAGGCCAAAGAAGCAGAACTGAACAAAAACATTGTCGCTGTCGATGAGAACGGAAATCCGACAGGAGAAGAACCGGTTAAGCTTTCAAAGAAAGAGAAAGCGCTAATTTACGGTGAGAGATGTCTCCCGGCAATCCTCTGCGGTGCCGGTTCAACCTTCCTCAGTTTATATTCCCACAAGCTGGACCTCGATGAGATTACCAAATATGCGCTGCTCGCCAAGTTCTATCAGGAGAAGAACGACGGTCTCGAGAAACAGATTCTCAAAGAAAAAGACGGCGATAAGAAACTGGAAAAATTCAAACAGGGCGCTCGTGAAGAAAAGTATCCGGTTGAAGAATTGAAGCATGGGATGGATGATGTTAAAGGCGAAGGGCGGACGTTATTCGTGGATACGGTCACAGGAGGCCGCTGGAAAGGCGACGTTACGGACATGACAATGCGAATTACGGACTTTAACAGTCACATGAAGGAACTTTGGGCTAAGAAAATGAAAAGACTGATGGGCGATGCCTTCTATGTGAGCGATAATCCGTATCCTGAGGACGAGAACATCTATGTTTCCGAGGAACTTGAGACATTTCTCGATATGATCGGAGAATCAGACTATGTTCCGAAAGGCAAAATGGCAAATCTGTTCGAATTTCGGCAGTATGCGGGAGGAGACCTGCTGAGACCTGCCGCGATTCTCAAGTATAAGGAATTTATGGATCCTGATACCGGTGTTCCGAAGATGTGTTATATCGATTATGAGGACTTTTTAGCAGCAACAAGCGAACTTCAAGAGCGATATCCGTAATAAAATGAAGGTTTTGAGGGTGCTTTCCTCGTAGAATTCGTAAAAACTACATTTTCTATAATGAGGAAAGTATCCTCGATAAACTAAAAAATTATTTTATTATGGAGGTTTTATCATGGAAGAAAACAACAATCTGAAGGAACAGGAAGTTCAGGAGAACGAAGGACAGGCAAAAGAGCCTGAGACGAAGCCGACTGAGAAACCCTGCACGATCTTCGGAAAGTGGGATAAGTCTATCATGGCAAAACGGGAGGCCAAGGAAAAGAAGAAAGAAGAAAAGAAGAAGGCCCCAAAAGGCAATAAGGTCGCAAAGATTGGCGGCGCAATTGTCCTCACGGGATCTGTTCTTTACGGAGTCGGAAAAGTCGTGGCGAACCATTTTGCAAATGGTGGCGATTGCACAAATCCGGAGATGGGCGGAGAAGCTCAGCCGAGTGAGAGCTCTTTTACGTCCGTCGAGACTGATATTCCGTCAGAAGGTAACGGAGAAGCCTGATAATAAACAATTAAAGTTTATTGGATGAAAGCTTATGGGCAGCTATTACAGCTGCTCTGGGCTTTCTTTTTTCGTGAAATTGTGATTAAAAGGAGGATTTTTACATGGCAAATGAGACCAATTATACCCATCCGGAGGAGACAACAAAGGTCATAAAGGGCTCGGCAAAGCTCGAAAAACGTTCTGCAGGGCGCAAAATGATCGATTTTCTCTTCTCGGATAAGCTGGACGCGGTCGGAAACTTCCTGGCTTACAACATTTTAGGCCCGAGTCTGAAGGATCTGATCTTTAAACTGGGTACCGGAGCCCTTCAAATGGCGCTTTTCGGCGGAAATTCGGTCAGTTCTGGCGGTTATGTTCCCGGATATGGCTATCAGACAGCCCGGAGAGACGCGCCGGTTCCCTATAATCAGATGTCAAATCCCGGTTATTCGCAGCCCCAGCCCGGTCTGATGACACAAAGACTCAGCCTGAATGATATTTCGTTCGATACCAAGGACGATGCCTGGCTGGTTCTGGACCGCATGGGACGCGAAATCGGGCGCTACGGCAAGGTTCGAGTCGCTGATTTCTATACTTTCGCCGGAATTACGGGTCAGGAAGGCAACTGGACACTCCAGAGCAGCGGCTGGTACAACCTGGGAGACGCCCATCCGATGATGAGAACGGATGGCAGATGGATTATTGACTTCCCGCCGGTGCAGAACATCCGGTAAAACGCTTAGATCGTCTGTGATTTTGCCCTGAAAACAGGGTACTTTATATTTTTAGGAGGTTTTTTCCAGTATGAAATTCGCAAATTTTCTGAATAAAAACACTTTTAAGAACGTTTTCGGGTCCATCGGTATGAAACTGACAGCCGCAAGACCCGACATCATGCTTGTTCTGGGTGGTGTTTCGGTCCTTGGCGGAACTGTTTATGCCTGTGTAAAGACCGAAAAAGCCAAAGAAGTCGTGAAAAAGACCAAGGACGACGTAAAAAAGGTCGAAGAAACCCTGAAATTGCCCGACGAAGACTCCGGAATTGATGTTTTGCCGGAGACCAGGAAGCAGATGAAGGTCGAAAAAGGCCGTCAGCTGACCAAAATCTATGTTCACACAGCATATGAGATGATCAAAATCTATGGAATTCCGGCTATTTTGTGGTTTGGCGGCATGGGATTGATATTCGGATCACACGGAGAACTCAAAAAGACCAATGCCAACCTTATCGCGAACTCCATTGCCGGCAAAAAGCTCTTTGACGAGTACCGCGAGAGAGTCGCAAAGGCTGTTGGAGAGGAAACGGAGAACAAAATCTTCATGGGCGCACAGGAAGAAAAGGTAAAAGTCCTGGAAAAAGACCCTGAAACCGGCGAAGAGAAGATTGTCGAGAAGAAAGCGGACGTGTTTTACGCTCAGCCGGGCTCTATTTTCGCACGGAATTTCACGGAAGAGACATCTGATGCCTTCGATGTGAGGTCTTTCGCCGATTATTACCTCGATTCCCGCATCGATTCCATTAATAAAGACCTGAGTTTGGGTGTTATTCGTGCAATTACGGGCATGGACGTGCTTCGGAGGCTCGGATTTAACGAAAATGCGCTGACAGAACGCTTCGATGATGACGATGGAATGCAGCAGTTGCTCACTTGCGGCATTTCCGGTAACGCCAGGAAGGTTCAGGACCCCGAAATGCGCAAACTGAAGGTCACAAGGCTTCGCGGATACAAGAAAGTGTGGGATCAGAAGCGGAATATGGAGGTTTACGTGCCATGTCTGAGGCTCGATTTCAACTTTTACCCGCTTGCAGGCATGATTTGAGTGATATTTTTGCGAATTTTTCGATGAATTTAATGAAAATTAGTGTCAAAAAGGAGAATTTTAGATGAAAAATTTAATGATTTTCCTGTTCGGAGTTGGCTGCGGAGTCGGAGGAACGCTTCTCTGGCTCCGAAAAGACATCCGAAAGGAGCTTGAACAGATCAGAAAAGACAGCGAAACACCCTTCGAAATGAGCGCTGAAAACGAGAAAAAAGAGGGTAAAAACGATAAAAATGAATCCAAAAACGGCGAAGAAAGGAGGTCTGCAGAGGTGAAAAATGAGGAAAGAACGAACTATAACGCCATCATAAACCGTGAATATTCGGGCTCAACAGGGGTCCCTGTGATGCCGAGAGACGATGATATTTCGGGAGGAGACGACGATCCGGAAGCCAATTTTGTCGGTAATGATGAGACCGACGGCGGCATTATTGAGATCGACCGGGAGACTTTCGACAACGATGAATCCTATGAAAAAGACCGCCTTGTGTACTTCAGAGGAGACCGGATCGTATGTACGGAGCGTGGTAAAATCATCACGAATCCGTTCATACTGATAGGTGGAGAATGGGAAAATTGTGTCGGAAATTACACGAAAAATACGGCCTTTATTCGCAACTGCAGGCTCTCGACAGACTATGAAATCTTTGTTGAGGACGGGCTTTACGAGGACGAATACGGACCTGTGACCGACTATCGAGAGGACTGATATTACCATGAATGACGCATATTTTTGTTGGTTAATCAGGCTGGTCGGGGACGGTTACATCGAAGGAAACTACCAGAAATTGCTGTGGAAACTGTACGTTACCGATTATATTTGGGAGCTTGATTACGACAGAAATAGGGCGGCAGACGGGGTGTTCCTTCGTAAAATTTTCAAGCGTGAGTATGGTGAATTTGCGTATAATTTCGGTAATTTTGGCGATGTAAACGGCGGTCAGGAGAGACCCTGTTCGGTACTGGAAATGATGGTTGCGCTCGCCAGAAAAGCCGAAAACGACATCATGCACGACCCCGATTTTGGTGATAGATCTAGCCAATGGTTCTGGACAATGCTGGAAAATTTAGGTCTCGATGTGTACGATGACTACCATTTTTTCGAGGAAGAAGTCGACAGAATTCTGGATATTTTTCTGCATCGCCGTTATGAAAATAATGGTTCTGGAGGCGCTTTTCCGATCAGAAATCGGACCAGAGATTTGCGAAAAACGGACCTCTGGTGGCAGATGAATGCGTATTTGGAAGAGCATTATCCGGTGTAAAAATGTGAAAAAAATTGAAAATTTCGCCGTACGGCTAAGTCGAAAAAACGGCGATTTTTTCGTAATTTTTCGCAAAAAATGGCAAAACAAGACGTTTGTGACACTTTTTTTTCTACCTTTCGTGTGAGAAAAATGCAAATATATAAAAAGGTTTATACCGAAAAATGACTTAAAAGTGTCTTGTTGCCATTTTTTCGGAAAGGAGGTTATTTTACGGATTTCGTGACCATCAGACGGCGACAGAGAACAAGAAGTTCGGCAATCGAAATTTATCCAGAGTTTATTACGATGAAGAGCGAAGATCTCATGATTCGAGGAAATGATTTTTACGCGGTCTGGAACGAAGAGCTTGGATGCTGGTCAACAGATGAAGATGATGTAAAGCGCATGATCGACAAGGCGATGGAAGAGTATCGAAAAAAGGAACCGGATCTTGAAGGTGCCAAAATTCTCTACATGAAATATTCGAGTCTTGGATCGGTTGATCAATGGAAGAAATTCGTTAAGAAACAGATGAGCGATAATTATCATCCGTTGGACGAGAAACTGACATTTCTGAATACGCCGGTCAATAAAAAAGATTATGCGTCAAAACATCTGAATTATGCGCTCGAAGATGGGCCGCATGAAGCGTGGGACGAGTTGGTCGGAACTCTATATTCTCCACCGGAGCGACATAAGATTGAATGGGCAATCGGATCCGTTGTTTCAGGCGAGTCAAAAAATCTTCAGAAGTTTCTGGTTTTCTACGGAGATTCGGGGACTGGTAAGTCAACGATCCTGAACATAATCCAGAAATTGTTTGATGGATACTACGGAATGTTTGACGCGAAGGCGCTCGGAAGTAATAACGCGGAATTTGCATTGGAGGCGTTCCGGTCGAATCCGCTGGTTGCAATTCAGCATGACGGTGACCTGAGTAGGATCGAAGATAATACGCGTCTGAACAGTCTCGTATCGCATGAGGAAATTCCGATCAATGAGAAGTATAAGACATCTTATACGATGGCGATTCACTCGATGCTGTTTATGGGAACAAATCGGCCGGTAAAGATCACAGATTCCAAGTCTGGAGTAATTCGAAGACTGATCGATGTTTCACCAACCGGAAACAAGATACCAAACCGCCGGTACAATCAACTGGTGAAGAATGTGAACTTTGAGTTGGGAGCGATCGCGAAGCATTGTTTGGATGTTTTTCAGGAAGATCCGCACTATTACGATGATTATGTTCCGAAAAGCATGGTCGGCGCGACAAATGACTTTTTTAACTTCATGGAAGAATATTTCGATGAATTTAAGAAAAATGATTATGTTGTTCTGAACGATGCCTGGTTTAAGTATCGTTTATATTGCGACGAGGCAAAAGTCCCGTTCCCATATTCTAAAAGAATCTTCAAGGAAGAACTCAAGAACTATTTCCTTAATTTCCGTGATAGAGAATGGATTGACGGAGAACAGCGCCGAAATGTTTATCACGGGTTAAAACTTGAGAAATTCGGACTTGATGATACAGGGACTTCTGGTGATTCGGATAATTCGGATGCAAAATCGACAAAAGATTCGACATCGTGGCTGAAATTTAATACGACAGAAAGCATTCTTGATAAAATCGGTGCTGAATGGCCGGCTCAGTATGCACATATTAAAGCTGACGGAAGCGATCGACCGTCTGTCGCCTGGGACTCCTGTGAAACGATACTGAAAGATCTGAACACCGCCGAACTACATTATGTAATGCCACCAGTACAGTATGTAACGGTGGATTTTGATAAGAAAGACAAGGAAGGAAACAAGTCGCTTAAGCTTAACATGGACGCCGCTTCCAAGTGGCCACCCACCTATGCCGAGCTCAGCAAGAGCGGGAACGCGATTCATTTGACTTACATTTACACGGGCGATGCATCAAAACTCGACGCCGTATATGAAGAAGATGTTGAAATCAAAGTATTTACCGGAAAGTCATCTTTGAGGAGGAAGCTGACGAGATGTAACGATCTTCCGATCGCGACCATCAGTTCCGGTCTGCCATTAAGAAAGGAGAAAAAGAAAACGGTAAATGAGTACACCATAGAAAATCAGAAACATTTGATCGCAGCGATTCGAAAGGCTCTACGAAAGGAGATTTCACCGTATTCCACGGTTTGCTGTGTTGATTACATCGGAAAAGTGCTGCAGGAAGCTTATGATGGCGGCATAAAGTATGATGTCAGCGATATGAAAGCGGAGATTCTGGCATTTGCAGCGGGATCGACACATAATGCAATCGCCTGTCTTGACAAGGTTGAGCGTTTCCCGTTCAAGAGCGAAGAGGAATCCGCCTGGGTGCCTCCGACGGAGAAGACGATCGCGTTCTTCGATACGGAGGTTTTCCCGAATCTGTTTATATTGTGCTATAAACCGATGGGTAAACCGTGCGAGAAGATGATTAACCCTGAACCGAATGAGGTTTTGCGGTTTTTCCAGAGCTATAACGCAATCGGGTTTAATAACCTTGGTTATGACAACTCAATCTGTTATGCCAGAATTCGCGGAGATTCGATCTATGAGCTGTTTGTTCGTTCTCAGAATATCATTAACGGATCCAAGGGACGGAACGAATGGATTATCAATGAAGCGAAGAATCTGTCCTACACGGATGTCTTTGACTTCTGCTCTGAAAAGAAGGGACTTAAGAAGTGGGAGATTGCCCTGCAGAAGAGCGGCGTTGATATCCGGCATGATGAGGCCGGACTTCCGTGGGATCAGCCGGTTCCGAAGGAAAAATGGAACCGTGTTGCCGAGTACTGCTGCAACGACGTTATTGCGACAGAGCAGGTATTTCTTGCCAATCAGTCAGATTTCAAGGCCAGAGAGATTCTGGTGGAGCTTGCAAACGCGCTGCGCGGTCCGGGCAGTACGGTTAACGATTCGACGAACAACCTGACCATGAAGCTGATCGTCGGAAACGAGAGAAATCCGCAGAGCCAGTTTGTATATCCGGATCTGGCAAAGGAATTCCCTGGTTATGAGTTCAATCCCTACGGCATCGATCGAAAGAGGTATATGCTGCCGGTCAATGAGAATGATATTCCGCATGACAATCCGAAGCTGAACGGGTTCTACGAACTGATTTCGGCACATATGGATGATGATGGAAAATGGGTTGAAGATACTTATGTTCCGACGAAGGACAACAGTATCAATTGCGGGAAGCAGTATTATCGGAACACGATCATCAGCGGAAAGTCGATCTATAAGGGCTTCGATCCGGGAGAAGGCGGTTTCGTATATGCAAATCCGGGTATGTACTACGATGCCGAATGTTACGACTCTGCTTCGCATCATCCTTCATCCATTATTGCCGAAAATGGATTCGGTCCGTATACCGACAACTTCAAGATGCTGCTGGATATTCGTCTGCATATCAAGCATAAGGACTATGACTGGGTGAGAGGACTCTACGGCGGTATCCTTGCGCCGTACTTAACGAGCGATGAAGATGCAAAACAACTCAGCAAAGCTCTTAAAATCGCTATAAACAGCGTTTACGGCCTCACAGCGGCACATTTTCCGAATAAACTAAACGATCCGAGAAACATCGACAACTGGGTTGCCAAACGCGGCGCTCTGTTCATGATCGATCTGATGCTGGAAGTCAAGAAGCGCGGATACAATGTTATTCATGTGAAGACCGACTCCATTAAGATCGACCATCCGGATGAAAAGATATTCCAGTTTGTCTATGACTACGGCAAGAAGTTCGGGTACACGTTCGAGATTGAGCATAAGTTCGACAGGATCTGTCTGGTCAACGACGCCGTTTATATTTGCAAGTATTCAGACGCTCCGGAGAACGGAAAGATGGCCGGAAAGTGGGAAGGAACCGGAGACCAGTTCAAGGAAGGTTCTTCTCCTTACGTGTTCAAGACTCTGTTTAGCCGCGACCCGGTGGATTTCTATGATCTGACGGAAACGCAGACGGTGAAGGTCGGCCTTGGCCTGTATCTGGATATGGACGAGGATCTTCCGGATTCCGAGCCGTATGAGAAAGAACTTGACAAGCTTCAGAAGAAGTGGAAGAAGGTCGGTTATGAGCTGACAGATGCCAATGACCGGGATCTGGTTGACGGATTTGCGCCGAATCTGACAGATATTTCGGACAAGAAGCTTGAGCAGTATGCGAGAGACGTATTTCACGGTGATTATGTGAGATCGTGCGAGCTTCAGGAAGAAATCCGCAAATGTCATAATTATCGGTTTGTCGGGAAAGCAGGTTTGTTCTGCCCAATGCTTCCGGGATTCGGCGGCGGTCGACTCGTACGGGAAAATAACGGAAAATTTGCCTATGCTGCCGGAGCGAAAGGCTATCGGTGGCTCGAAGCGGAGAAGGTAAGAGAGTATCATCTGGAAGATAAGATTGATATTTCCTACTTCGATGCGCAAAAAGAAGACGCGATTGCGTCGATTCGTGCGTTCGGCGACTTTGACAGCTTTGTAAGCTGATTCAGAGTGCCGGGCCTTTTTATTATCATTTCAAATTCTATATTTTACATTAAAGGAGAATTAACCATGCAAATTGTTGAAAGAACTGCTAGAGGAATCATCATCGACGGTATTACTGACAGAGAAGTTCGTTCCCGTAACTTTGGTGGAGAAGAACGCAAGGACCGCGTCACCGGTCGTACGGTAAACAGCCCCGGTCGTCGCAACTTCCTGCTTTATGTTCCGGAAGAGATTGCAGAAGAACTGAAAGATCATGGATGCGAAGTGAAATACACCAAAGTACAGGATCCGAACGACGTGGCTGTGCCTTATGTGTCTGTCACGGTATCTTACTATCTGCGTCCTGTAAACGCATATCTGATCTCCAACGGCGTTACCACGCCACTTGACGAGGAACATATCTACACACTCAATAATGTTGATATTCGTAACATGGCGCTTGAGATCGAGTTCGGCAAGGAAAAGACACATCTGAACGGTACGAAGTATATTCCGATCTTTGCACAGCAGATCTGGACCGAGATTACTCCGAGCTATTTTGCCGAGAAGTATGGATATCCTGCGCCGACGCAGGGTAATAATGATCTGCCGTTTAACGCCAACTGATGAACAATGAATCCGAAGCTGGACGAAGGTCAGCTGAAAGCGCTCAAAACGTTAAAGAACGGTAATATTCTTTGTGGTGGGGTCGGATCCGGCAAGAGTCGGACCGGCCTTGCCTATTATTACTGCAAGGTGTGCGGCGGAAGGATTGACGGAAAGGATCACGGGCTTGACCACGACCAGGTGCCGATGCTCTGGCCGAAGGATCTGTACATCATTACAACCGCGAAGAAACGCGATAAGCGGGAATGGGAAGACGAGCTATGTTCGTTTGCAATGTCGTCTGATCCGGAGCACTGTTACTATGGCGATAAGATCAAAATTGTTGTCGATTCGTGGAACAACATCAAAAAATATGAAAGTGTGAGGGATGCGTTCTTTCTGTTTGATGAACAGCGGGTTGTCGGCTACGGAACATGGAGCAAGACGTTCATACAGATTGCAAAGTATAACCAGTGGATATTTCTGACGGCGACGCCCGGCGATTGCTGGATGGATTATCTGTCTATTTTTATTGCAAATGGATTTTTTCGCAACAAGTCCGATTTTGAGCGCCGCCACGTGATCTACAACCGGTACTCCAAGTATCCGCAGATCGACCGTTACGTGGATGATATTCTGTTGCAGCGGATGCGTGATTCGATTCTCGTGAATATCGAGTATGAAAAACCGACAGAACGGCATCAGGAAGCCATTCTGGTCAGTTACGACCGGGAAGCCTATCGAACGCTTATGAGGGACCGATGGAACGTTGCCGAAAACCGACCTGTTGAGAGCATCAGCGAGCTTTCCTATTTGCTTCGGAAAATTGTAAACGCCGATCCGAGCCGCATCGAACAGGCCGTATGGATTGCTCAGGAGCATCCGAGGCTGATCATCTTCTACAACTTTGACTATGAGCTGGATATTCTTCGAAATGCCACTTGGCCGGAAGGAACTGTGGTTACGGAATGGAACGGTCACAAGCATCTTGATATTCCAAACAGCGAACGCTGGGTTTATCTGGTTCAGTATGCCGCAGGCGCTGAAGGATGGAACTGCATCAGTACCGATTCCATGCTGTTCTATTCTCCGAGTTATTCGTACAAGATGACAGAACAGGCGATGGGACGTATTGATCGGCGCAACACACCATTTCGGGATTTATATTATTACACGTTTAAGACCTATGCTCCGATTGATGTGGCAATAGCCAGAGCGCTTAAGCGAAAAAAGAACTTTAACGAGAGTATTTTCTTTCGATCTCGAAATTCGTAAGATTTACACCGCCTTTAGTAGGAGAGGAAGGCAGATATGGAATTTTTGCACTTTCTCTGGGTTTTATGCCATTTTTACGATCGTTCGATAAATATTCTCAAATTTGCTCAATTCGTAAGATTTACACCGCCTTTAGTAGGAGAGGAAGGCAGATATGGCATTATCTGCATTTTCTTTGCGTTTTACGAGATTTGTGCATTCTTGAGATATTTCACATTTTTCGAAATTCGTAAGATTTACACCGCCTTTAGTAGGAGAGGAAGGCAGATATGGCATTATCTGCATTTTCTTTGCGTTTTTGAGGAGAAAGAGATGCTTGAGAGTAAGTTTCAGCGTGAATTGATTGGCGAACTGAAAGAGATGTTTCCGGGCGCTATTGTGTATAAGAACGAGTCGAAACAGGGGCTCCCCGATTTGACAGTTCTGTACGGAAAGTATTGGGCGCTGCTGGAGTGCAAACAATCCGAGTCCGCCGGTCACCAACCAAATCAGGATTACTATGTTGAGCGTGCCAATGAAATGTCGTTTAGCCGCTTTATCTATCCTGAGAATAAACAGGAGGTACTCGATGAACTTCAACAAGCATTTCGAACTGGACGGAAAACACGCCCTTCTCAGTCCAAGTAAACCGTACTGGCTTACGTATAGTCAGGATCAGATCCGGAACTTTATCATTGCCCAGCGGGCTGCAGCAAGAGGAACCAAGCTTCACGAGATTGCTGCCGATCTGATCACGGAAGGTTTAAAGCTCAGAGGTTCGACACAGACGCTTACCGCGTATGTGAATGACGCAATCGGATATGGGATGACTCCCGAAGTCGCGCTGAAGTATTCCGACTCTTGTTTCGGTCATGCGGACGCGATCGACTACAACAGGGGCATTCTTCGTATCCACGATCTGAAAACGGGCACCGGCCCGGTACACATGGAGCAGCTTGAGATTTACGCTGCTCTTTTTCTTTTGGAGTATGAAAGAGCACTTGGTGTGAACCCTCTGAATACGAAGGTGGATCTTCGCATCTATCAGAATGATGATATTCAGGAATACTCGCCTGACAAGGACCGGATGGAAGAGGTCATTTATGGCGTGAAAGAAAAAGAGGCTTGGGTTCAAGATTCGTTGAGAGAGGTTGATGGATGATGGATTCTATGGATATTTCAAACGGCGTTGTAGTCGGCTTTAACGAAGAAGTTGATGCAGAAAAAGATGCTCAGCATTACGGCACGCCGAGGCATTCCGGTCGTTATCCCTGGGGTTCCGGCAAGAACCCTCAGCGAAACAGAAACTTCCTTCAGAGAGCCGATGATCTGCAGAATCAGGGGCTTTCCAAGAAGGAGATCGCGAAAGCGTTCGGTCTCAGCACAGGCGACTATGTTGCCATGCGAAAGATCTACAAGAATCAGGTAAATGCGGAAAACCAGATCGAGGCCGTTAAGCTTCGTGACAAAGGTTGGAGCAACACCGCAATTGCTGATAAACTCGGAGTTTCCGAGGGAACTGTGCGCAATCTTCTCGATCCTACAAAGAAACGGAGAGAAGATACCGTTCAAGGCATTGCAGATCGGCTGAAAGAGAAGCTTGATGAGAAACCTTATCTGGATATTGGTGAGGGTGTTAACCGGCAGCTTAACATCAGTGAAGAACAGCTGCACGCCGCAAGGCTTCTGCTCGAGGATGAAGGCTATAATGTTTATAATTACAGGCTTCCACAGGTAAACAACCCGAAGCAGTTTACGAACCTGAAGATTCTTTGCGATGGTGATGTAACAAAAGCGGAGCTGAAGGAACATCTTGGCGAAGTAACATCCCCTGAAGGTTTGTATTTCAAAGACTACGGAGAGACTGCGGTTGTTCAGAAGCCGATTCCGAGTATTGATTCGTCGCGGATCAAGATTAACTACGCGGAAACCGGTGGCGGAGAGAAAGACGGTGTTATTGAGATTCGGCCCGGCGTCGAGGATCTGGCACTTGGCGGACGACGCTATGCACAGGTTCGTATCGGAGTTGACGGGACACATTATTTGAAAGGTATGGCTGTTTATGGCGTTGACATGCCTCCCGGTGTTGACGTTGTGTTTAACACGAGCAAACATCAGGGAACGCCAATGTGCGGTGACGACAGTAACAACACGGTTCTGAAGAAAATGAAGAAGGACGCGTCCAATCCGTTTGGGGCTTCCTTTAGACAATGGGATTACGAAGATGCCGATGGTGTTTCTCATACGTCGCCGATCAACATCGTAAACGAAGACAAAGACTGGGAAAGCTGGAAGAAGAATCTTTCTTCTCAGTTTCTGTCAAAACAGCCAAAAACGCTTGCCAAACAGCAGCTTAATATTCGTTACGGCGAAATGACCGATGAGTTCAAAGAACTGAAGAGTATCACGAATCCGACGTTGAAGAGAGAACTTCTCGACGAATTTGCCGATAACTGCGATGCTGCGGCCGTTCATTTGAAAGCGGCTGCGCTTCCCAGGCAAGGTTCCTTTGCAATTCTTCCGGTTACAAGTCTGAAAGACAATGAAGTTTACGCTCCGATGTATGAGCAGGGTGAAGAAGTCATACTTGTTCGTCATCCGCATGCCGGAACGTTTGAGATTCCAAGACTTACAGTCAACAACGGAAACAAAGAAGGTAAAGCGGTTCTTGGAACAACCGCTTCGCATGCCATCGGGATCAATTCGCATGTCGCAAGCCAACTTTCAGGCGCAGACTATGATGGCGATACGGTTCTTGTCATTCCCACAAAGGGACAAAAGATTATGACAAGTCCTCCGCTTGATGGATTAAAAGGTTTCAGTCCTACTGAAACGTATGCCCGCGATCCTAAGGATCCTATCTGTACAGGTAAAGACGATCCCGACAATGGGAAGAAGGGTGACGGATTTAATAAGGGCGTTCAGATGGGCATGGCGTCGAATCTGATTACCGATATGACAATTAAGGGCGCCGACCTTAGCGAAATCGAGAGAGCCGTTAAACATTCGATGGTTGTTATCGATGCCGAAAAGCACAATCTGGATTGGAAGAAGTCTGAGATTGACAATGGTATTGCCGAACTTCGAAATCGTTATCAGGATGGTGGCGGCGCTTCTACATTGATCTCCAGGTCCAAGAGCGAATACAGGATCCCAAAACGAAAAGAAGTCTATGGTAAAAGCCAGATGACCGAAGAAGAGAAAGAGCGTTACGCAAACGGCGAAATTATTTATCGTGATGCCAACGAGACTTATAAGGATCCGAAAACCGGTAAGATTAAGACTCGTATGGAAACGATTTCAAAGATGGAATCTGTTAAAGACGCTCATGAATTATCGGCTGGTTATTACATTGAAGAGTTGTATGCGGATCATGCAAATCGCTTGAAGGCTCTTGCCAACGAAGCACGGAAAGAAGCTCGTGCAACTGGACGACTTGAACAGAATAAGACTGCAAAACAGACTTATGCTGAAGAAGTTAAAAGTTTGGACGCGAAACTTGAAAGAGCCGCGCTTGAAGCGCCAAAAGAAAGACAGGCTCAGATCATCGCGACAAATGTTATGCGAGCAAAAGAACAGGCAGACCCGACCCTTAAGGATCGTGATAATGCTGATAAGAGAAGAAAGCTCGCTGCAAAAGCCTTAAACGATGCGAGAGATCAGGTAAACAATGGTCTTCACGAAAAACGTTATAGAATTACTTTGACTGACAGTGAATGGGATGCAATTCAAGCTGGTGCAATTTCAGATAATCAACTGAAAACGATTATTCGTTATTCAGATAAGAATGAATTGAAGAAGAGGGCTTTACCAAGAGAAAGTGTTGGAATGTCCGCAACTCAAAGATCTAGAGCTCGAATTCTTTTGAATAATGGTCATCCGATTTCTGAAGTGGCGGCTGATCTTGGAGTTTCAACTTCGACATTGAGAAAAGAATTCAACAATTTCATTAACATAGGAGGCGATTGAAGTGGCTCGAACTATGTTAACGACAACGGACAATCCATACAATCCCTTCACTCAGTATGACGCGTGGGCTTCTTATGATGAAGCTGTGTGCGGCTACTATACTTCGGCCTATCTTGGAAGACTTGTGACGCTCTCACCTGAATTTACAGAGTTTGAAATGAATCGAGAGATCGAGAACGCCGTCGACGAAGCTTGTGCCATGGATTTGAGGATGATTAGCCCTGTTACCGGCGAAGAAGTAGCGTATGTGAAGGTCGTAGAGAAGGATTCCGAATAGTAGTTAGTATTAGAGCGCTATTAGATTGCAAACTAGAAAGCTTTTAGTGGATTTAGATCGATAATTCTACCAAAATGCTTTCTAGTTCTGCATTATTTACACTTTCTATGGGCTTTCGTGCCAAAAATAAACAAAATAAACGAATATAGACCCCGGGGAGGGGTCAAAAATATAATATAGGGGGCCCACTATCGCGGCGGTCTCAAAATTTCCTCCGGGG